AAATCAAGATTTTCTATGTAGTACGATGCTTCATTAGCGCTACCCTGGTCTTGCGAGCAGACACCCTGAACATACTCATAGGCGGTGGTTCCGCAGGTAATAGATAGTGTATCATGCAAATTAGTCCGCCCAGAGTCGGTATAAATTAGACAGGTAGCCGTGGTGTTACTGCGGGAGATAGTAAGATAATACTTCGTATTTACACTGATACCGCCTGAATCATCTTCATTGTTGCTATAATCGATCAGAGTGAATATTCTACTAGCATCAGGATGCACCACCCACACGTATATGCCCTCATGGTGTGTGTACTTAGCATCACTATAATTTCCTGGATTATCCACGACTGCCCAGCAACCCGCACGGTTCCCATATCCCTCCGTACCTTCGTTACCAGTGTAAACGTCTAATAGATGGTCAAAGTCCCCGAAATGGCTGGCCCCATGGCTCTTGTAAGTATAGCTATCGGCACCCTTAGACATAGTATCAACGTCCATCTTTGACGCTGTTATGGTAATATCACCACCGCTATCTACCTCCGTAAATTCAGTAAAGTCCTCGGTTGGGTCAGGCGGGACTTCGCCTGTCAGATTATCCAGGCTGACTCCTTTTAGCTCATCGAGTAGTATGCTTGTGGCTTTTGTTGGTTTAACCCTTTCTAGTGTCTTGTCGCCGTACATCTCAAGACGGGCTACATCTCGGGCTTCATCCGAGAGGGCTTTCCACTCCTTGTTGGTGAATCTCTTTTCTCTTATGGCCGCCCTTAACCTGTTTTGTTCCTGAAGTAATGGTAGTAACTTCTTGTTGAAGATATTACCACCAAGATTTTGCGGCCTTCTCGCAAAGATATACCACGCGTCCTTATACTTATCCCAGTTACTGCGAGCGATTGCACCCTGCCTGTTGTACTCAAGGCGCATCTGCTCAATCAGGGAATAGACGGCGCACAGCTTCTCGTAGTTTGTCTTAATGCTTGCGGGATAATTTACGTCTAACATTTGCTGTCTTCTTTATCGCCGGATTTATCGATTGCCTCCGCTTCTTTAATTTCAGCATGGCATTCTCCGGCATCTCCAGGCTGGTCGTCTCGATTTCGATGGTTCCCTTACCGGATATATACATAGACCTTTTTCACCTCTGGTTATACCGGGAGGCGGGGGGTATAGTTCCCCCGCCCCCCAACTGAAAAGGAGTAATGATGCCCGCCTTGCTGAAGGATAGTTTTTATTCTCAGGGAAGAACGAGTTGGACTTCATGCCAGGCGAAGCCTACGTTGAAATCCTCGTTGACCGATGAAGCTACCACGTGCAGGGAAATCCCGGCGGTCGGGGGGATGATTATTCTGCCTTCGATAGGTACACTGCCCTGGCCGCCCCCGAGGATACCGGTGGCCTCAACATCGTGCTGGTCGCCGTAAGGGAACCATCCGTCATCGCCCACGGTGGCGCCGATATCGAGCCTGGCATTGCCGCCATAGTTGGCTTTACCTCTCGTGCTTTTGATGGCGGTGATATCCGCAGTTACAGCCGCCATGCCTACCGGGTGGATGCAAGCCCAGATACCCCACCGGGAAGCAGCCGCGGCTGAAACCAGCTGCTGGGCGAAGATGCGGTCGATGATATATGATAGTCCGCCACCGGCTTCACCGTTCCAGAGGGTGAACAGCGCCGTGGTGGAAGGCCTAGCAATCAGGGCGGCTACCGCCGATGTGGTCATGGCCTGATACCCGCTGCCGAGCCGGGTCAGCTCCGCATAGGGCGGCAGGGACTGCGCAATCTCCAGGTCGCCGCGGCTGTTCGCCTGAGACTCAATCGATTCCCCGACCCCGTCTCTGTTGTTTGCTTGCAGGATATATGCTTCTATACTCATTTTCTCACCTCGTTTTACTTTATTTGGTTACCAGGCTCAGGCAGCCTCTACGTAAGCGCCTTCGTCCAGCGGTACATACCAGATATCCCACCGGATTGAGCCGGTATGCGTGGCGCCGACAACGGCCTGGATGACGCCAGTAGCCACAGGGATAGGGTAAGTCTGTCCGATGACACTGCCGGACTTGCCGATTTGCAGGGCGGTGGCCACAGGCCCGGCAATGGTCAGCAGACTCCCCACCTCGGCGGCGGTCAGGTCAAGGTTGCCGCAGAGGTCCGTGGTCGTGCCGACCGTCGGATCGGCCTGAAGTTTGAAGTTGATGGTCTTGGTCTGCATGACGGTGGTTACTTCGCCGAGTATCAGGTTCACCAGCACCCGGCCGCCCGCTATAGTGAACAGGTCTTCGCCGGTCAGGATATTGTCGGTATCGCGGCTGACGTGAATGCCCAGGTTGATATCCGCTACCCTTTGCCGGGTTGATTTGTTGTAATTCATTTTTCACCTCTTCGTTTGGTTTAGAGGGCGGCGCTACCCGCCCCCTGTTTCGACCTTTACTTAGGACAGGACGGTATCGAGCGCCGGGCTCTTGTAAGCCGGGTCAAGAACGGCTATCACGGTCAGCTCGCCGGCTGAAGCCTCACTCCCCACCTGGAGGGTCAGCCAGTCATAGCCGTCGGTCATGCTGGCCATATCGAGCTCGATGACGAGCAGCCGGCTCACAAAGGTGGTACCGGTGCATTCCAGCGCCGCCGAGGTTGCTTCTGTGCTTAATACATCGGAGCTGGCCGAACCGGTGGCCGCCCCGCCGTACCGGTAGGCAAACGTTAACGCTGCCGTCTTTGCCCCGTCCGTGGCGCCCTCATAAAGCGTCAGGATAGGGTCGCCGGAAAGCGACGGGCCGAACATGACGAGTAGCGCGACGTGCTTGGCGCCCTTGACACAGATGGAGTCGCTGTCAGCGCCGGAGACGATATCGGCCGAATTGAAGATGGGAACCAGTTTTTTATCTTCGCAGAGTCTCATTTTTTCACCTCATTAAATTTATTTTTGCCCGGCTTTAGCGGGCTGCCAATGCAACGAACGGGCTGACATAGAAGTTGGAGTCCGTCCGTTTGTAAGGAGTTATCTTGCTCTTGAGCATAGGCATACCGTTGACCCGGTAGATAAAGCGGAAGGTCTGCTGGTCGGTCAGGAACTGGACGTGGATGGATTCAGCCGTCTGGATGCCGCCCTTGTCGATGAGCAGATACTGAGAAAGGTCGGCCAGGATTATATCTCCCACGTCGCCGGGCCCGGAGGCTACCTCAACGGCAATGGCCGGCGCGCCTTTGATGGTGGCGAACCCGCCGGGGACGGTCGGGGGTACGAAAAGCCTCGCCATTTCTCCGCCGGTGCCGACATCGACTTTCAGAAGGTCGAGCTGGTCTTCCAGCTCCTGGTTGTAGAGCCAGACCAGGTTGCGGCCGCGGCGCGACTTCCACATCTTGAGAATGTTTTCCGTGACGACCGTATCCGCCGTCTGCCCCGTTTCCTTGGCCACGCTTACCAGGGCATCGCTTTCCAGGATGCCCAGGCATTGTCCGGCACCGGTGCCGCGAATGATTTCATCCGACAGCTTGAAGCCAAATTCCTCGGTAAAACCCTGGGAGATAATGGCACCCAGTTGCGCGGCGTCCTGAAGATTCTCATCGGTGGCATAGCACAGCCCCATCATCTTTTCGAGCTTCATCTCGATGCGCCCGAATTTCGGCTTGCTCGCCGTGGTGCTGTCAGCCTCTGCCTCGCGGTAGACCTGGAGGCCGCCCCAGCGCGAACCGGTGGCCCGGCTGGATTCGTCAACCGTGTTCATGGCGAAGCTGTTGGATGGCCCGCTGATGGGAATACGCCGGCAGCGATTCGGTATTTCATTGGTCTCGTATGTCTGTTTCAGCAACTCGGCCGACAGGTCCTGCTGGACGAGGAAACCGCCCTCGCTGGGGACGGACTCGTTCAGCCCGGAGGCCGCCCTTACCTCAAACAGCCGGTCGTCACGGCCCCTGCCGGTAAAGAATTCCCGGACTGCCTGGAGCTGCTCCCCCAGCGACCGGAACGGCTTTGGTGTTTCGGCGTTTTCTGCCCCCGTCTCCGGCTTCTGCGGCTCATAAGTCCGCAGCTCTTCCGGGCTTATCTGGTTTACACTGCAATAATTGTCTATCCGTACATCGATAGCCCTGATTTCCGCATCGATGGCGTCGACCCTTTTCTGCTCGTCCTCGTTGACTTCGCGTTCCTCCGTCTCCGCTTTAGTGAGCAGCTCGTTCCCCTCATCCCGGAGGGTTGCCTGTTGTTTCCGGTATTCTATGACCTTGAGTATGTCTTTCATTTTTTCCTCCTGAATTTTTGAGTTTATTTCCTGGGATATCCGTAATTCAGCCGTCTCCTCGCCAGACTAAGAGCACGCCCTTTCAAAGCGCCCTCCCCGTCCTGCTTGCCCGCTATAGCTTCCGCGTCGGCGGGCTCTTCCTCGGCCTCTTTACGACAACTTATAATATCGCCGGCTTTCGCCAGCGTCCTTTGTTCGATTTCATCCAGCGGCAGACCACGATGGCTCTTCACCAGCGCCGTCCCCAATGCTTCATAATCCAGCCCCGCCACCGCCGCCAGGCTCCGCGCCTTGACATCCGTCTGTGGATATGCCGGGAATGTCACCGGCCCGATATCGTAGAGACGCGCCTTGTTCACGTGCCTCTCGATTTTGTGTTTCTTCCCGTCCCACATCGCCATGAATGCGTCGATGGCATCCACCTCTTTACCTGAAAGGAACCACCTCTCACCCTTTTCCTCGTCCACCTGGAAGATGATAGAGCACCCCGTCACGTCCCCCCGTTCGATGCTCACCAATAAATCGTCGGCATAGCTGGTCTCTGGCACGACCACTTCGTAATAGACCCCCCGCTCATCCTCTTTAAGCTCCAGCGTCCCCGCCTTTTTCCGCCCGAGTATGTACGTCGGCGTATGGTCCCGGAGCGACCTTATATCATCACGCTGGATGGATTCGGCGAATGCGCCCGGCTCGAACAGTTCCTTGAACCCTCCCAGGTCCTCGCTCAACTTGTTATAGACCGCGCCGTGGCCGATTATTTTCTTCGGAGCATCTTCACTATCGGCAGCCCGCACCTTCAGCTTGTCCATCTCGAATTCCCTGTATTCCCGCCTCTCTGCGCTCATGCTAATTACCTCCTGGGTTGGAAAGTTTGAACTTTGACCGGGGCCGGGGCGCTCCACCCGCCGACAGTCTCCCCCACACTCCGGGCATTTAACATCGCGGCAATGCTTTTCACTTTCAAATTTATGGCCGCAATCGATACATTCGCATTGATATTTTTCTTCACTCAGGGCCTCGGATTCCTCGTCACCGGCCGGCTCGAATTTACCCTCGCGCTCTTTGCAGTGCGCCCGCGCATCGTCCTCGTCCCAGATATCCGTTTTATACCGCAGGGCCTGTATCTCCGACTTCCCGTCCTTGATTCCGTATATCACGTCGATGCACTTGCCGTCATGCTTCTCTTCACAATCCTTGCGGTTGTATTTATCGTATTTGTCCGGGTCCTCCAGACGGCAGCTGTGTTCATTCGGATATGGCATGATAACCTCCCGATTTGTTTATATCGTCTCCCTTTCGTAAAGGGAGAGTGAGAGGGATTATCCCAATAAAAAAGCCGCTCTGAAAGCGGCTCGAATATACGTTTTTACATTATGCGTTATGTCGTAATATCTGCTTCTCCCGCCCGCCAGTCTTCCCAATCCTCCAGTGCCTTCGCCAGCTCGCCCGGACCCTTATCCTTCAGCAGCACCCGCGACTTCTCCACGTATTCGCTCATAAACGCCGCCGCCCCGTCCCCCAGCGCCGACTTTAGCTGCTGTTCTATACATTCTGGGAGACTGTGTTAAATAAAAGTTCTCTAATTGCTGGCATTCCAATTCTATGAATTCCTCCAGTCCCATTGTCCGCAGAATATCCCGAATTGCAATGTCGGCTGCAAGATAACATAGATAACGTATTGATTTTTTATCTTCTTTTTTGAGATTCTCTAATAAGTCATCTGTTAAATATACTCCCGCATTGATTCTGAAATCATAATTATTGTTCTCCATAAATTTTGCTCCTTTCCATTTAGGCGATTTGGTCATCTGCTTCATATTCGAAGGCTCGTCTATCTTCCCAAGATAGCAGCTCTATTTCTATTTTACTTACATCGATATTTTTTAATCTTTCAATACTTCTTTCGATATAGTTCAAAGTGTAATATTCGGCTGAATCACCCAATAATGGTTCCAATTTCTGTCTGATATAACCCGTGAAATCCTTGTAATAGCTTATTAACCAATCATTGAAATCATCGGGGTCTCTCTTTGCTGCCCGCAGAAGGCTTTCCTTCTCCTTTTTAGCAACAATTTTGATAACATCCTTCAGTTTTTCAGACCTCAGCTGCTTGGGCGTCGCCGCCTCCCGCGCCTGCCCCAGTGCCACACGCTCCGCCATGTCCATGGGTATGAAATTAGACGGGATATAGTACCGGTCTCCGCTCGGGTCTTCGTTGGGATTCATATTCTCTTTCTCGCGGATATCGTTCGGGCTGAGCGACCCCATGTAGAACAGTTCCTTGTAAAACGCCGCCCTGGCCGCCGAGTCCGCCCGCAATAGTGCGTCCTCGAGGAACTCACAGAAGAACAGGCTCCGCTCCGCCGGCAATATCAGCTTCCGGTTGCAAGCCTGTTCCCACCGCCGGAAATCCGGACCCATCGTGTATTTCATATATTCGAGGTCCTGGTGCTCGATATTGCTGAATGTAGCGTGTGAAAGCTCGTACATCTTGTGCGGCGTTATGTTGAGCAGCCGCGACATTTCCTGTATCGAAAACGTCCGCGATTGCAGGTACTGCGAATTCTCCGGAGGTATGCCGATTTCTTTATACGTGATTCCCTCGTCCAGGATGGCGATGCGGTTGACGTTGCTCAGCCCGCCGTATTGCTCCTGCCAGTGCTTAATATTTGCTTTCTTGGCTTCGTCCCCGAGATGGTTCGGGTGTGTTAAAATACCGCCTGGCCGCGCCCCGTTCCCGAAGAACCGCGCCCCGTGCTCCTCCAGCGCCATCGTCAGACCCAGCATCTCCCGCGCCAGATAAACGCTGTCATAGCCGATAATCCCGTCGAACCCGAAACCCGGGATATGCAGGACGCGGAATGGAGGCAATATATGCGTCACGCTATCTGGGGTCGTATAGGCGTAAATCAGTTCCCTGGTTTTATCGTCGCGCCCCACTTTCATCCGTGAAACATTGAGCGGCCATAGCGCCCTGACTTCCCCGGCGCTCATATCCCACTCTATCTCCGCGAAGGCGTTGCCCCATCCGATAACATGCCCCTGCAGCGCCGACTTAAAGCTGATGGCATCCATCTCCGGGTTCGGCGTATCGTGCAATAAATTGTAAAGTTTCTCCCCTGTCGCCCGCTCTTTACCCTGGCGGTTATTTCCCCGCATCACCCGCCGGTACTCGATGAGCGGCACCTGCCCCACCGTTTCGCTTCTTAGCCTCATGCCGTGGTAATACGATACGATGGTTAAAGCCTTTGTCCCAGATACTTTTAACCCAGTCGCCGTCGGCATCCCGTAAATTATGGCGTCCATGTCCCGGTCCATGTCGGCCAGGGAATATCGTTTCTCGATGAAATCAGCTATTCTTCCCATGGCGCCTCCGTAACCTGCTCCCCATTACACCGAGTGAAGCGCAGAATACCCCGACGACGATTAACGCCGCCGGCCAGTAGATGAACCAGATGCCCGCGCCCACCATCCCGATTCCGCCCACCGTCAGCATATCCTCGATGTCAAATATCTTTTTAAGGAAATCGTAAAGTATTTTAATTCTCTTCATCCTATCATTATCAATCCGTCTTCATACGCGCTTCGCTTCGTTACCCCCAGCGCCACCGCGTCCAGCCTGGCCCGCCAGCTCAATATCGCCGCCATGGCCAGGTCTATCTTGTTGGGACTGTCCCCACGCTCCTTCTGTATCACCCACAGCTTCTTCCCCTGCTCGTCCCGCTTGTTCAGCTCCTTCTTGAAGGCGTTGGCGATATGCCTTCCCAGTGCCTTGTGCCCGTCATGGCTCAACTCCTGGCTTTTTATCGCTGTGTTGAAAGCCTCTATCGAATAGCACATCTGGTTATATTTGTTCGTGTACCATTCAACGACCTTCTCTTTGCCGTATAGCCCCGCCCACTTCGCCGTGTAGGAGAGCCAGTATTGAGGGTCGGCGTACATCCGCCACACATCGTAATTTTCGAATGCCGCCTCGACCGTCTCATCGATTTCATCCACCGGCGCCTGCCAGTCCTTCTTACCGTATGGACACTCCCAGACCCCCAGAACGAACTGGTGGCCCGTCTCGATTTCCGTCCCTACCAGGCCCACGGAGTCATGGAACATGGCGCCATCGAACCCCAGCGAAATCAACGCCTTATTCAGTACTTTATACTTCTTATCCGCCAGTTGCTCCCACTCACTGATATCGAAGGCTTTCTGCGATGCCTTCACCAACCGGTTGCAGTACAACCGGTCGTAATATGCCATGTCCATCGTCGGGTCCTGCGATAGCGCCACGATGGCATCGATATCCCGCCACACCTTCGCCACCCCGGAGGCTTCTATCACCGCCTCCCTTATATCTTTAACTGTATCCAGCTTGTGCTCGTCCGAAGCCTGCCGATGATAGTAAAAAAAGCGCGAATTCTTAATGCGGCCTTCATGTACCGCCTGGGCATACTCCATGGCACTCTCTGCCACGCTCCCGGCACCGGGCTCCGGCGCCGTCGTTATCTCGAGGTTCCACGCATCGGCCGCTTTCAATTTCGCTGTGTTGGCTAACATCGTCTGGTGGGCTTTTATTAAACGCGGATGCGTCCACCAGTGTGTCTCGTCCATTGCGGAAAATGTCGTCCTGGCGCCATCTCGGGATTTGGGAGAGCTTGAAAGCGACACCACCTTCCCATCCCCGCGCTTCCGCATTATCCGACCCAACCCGATGTCGAAGTCCTTCCCCAGGGCGCTCTCTTCCAGAATGACCTTTATCGTGCCGTAAAGCAGCTCGTCCGACTGCTCTTCGGTATAGGCCACCACCGGTATATAGGGGTCGTTTACCGGCCCACCGAATGGATTGCCCTTTTTATCAAACCCTATGCACCTCACCGGTGCCTCGGGATGTAATTCGCAAATCGCTATCCAAGCCGCCAGCTCCGTCTTGGCAAGGCCCTTCGCCATGCTTATCCCTACCCTCTTGAAACGTCGCCGCCCCGCCGCGGCGTGTCTCCGTGGATATACCTCGTACATCCGCCAGATTAATGCGCGCTTATCCTCATCCAGCTTCGCCTTCTCGCCGCGCAGGTCGCCCGGTCCGAATACCAGATTATCCTCGATGAAGTCGCAGACCTCTCCCCCCAGGCTCGGATACCATTTTCCTTTATCATCCGGGACCGTCAGGACAGTCATATTAGTTCTTGGCTTCCAGGGCGGCTCTCGGGTCGACCTTATAAGTCTTGGTCTTTCTGCCCTTCTCCCGCCGCTTCTGGCCCTTGATGCTGGCCGCTTCTCCCTTTTCGATTTCCCACTGCAGCCTTCTCCGGTCTATCGGCGTCAGCCCGAAACACTGCCGCTGCAGTCTTATTTCAGTCGCCAGTGCCGGCGATGCTCCCTTTCCCTTAGCCTGGTCCCTCCAGTATTGGTCAATCAAATCCGCAAGGATATAAAGCTGGTGAATGTCCGACTGTATGAACTCGGGCGCCATCGGAGATTCCCAGATATCTTTCCACCAAGCGATTGTTTCCTCGCGCCACTTTCGCCGGCGCTTCGGGAGTTCAGGAATATTTGTTATAGGCTTTTTCTCTTGAAATATCCTTGCGGTAACATCTTTATTTCTTCGCTGGCGTAGCTTTGGTTTTTTGGGAGCCGGTCCTGGCATTTTAAATCACTCCGTAACCGTAATTATTTCAACAACGGGCAAGCTAAATATTATGTAAGCCAACGTGCGCGCGTAATTAAGGTATTTTATTCCCAGACTTTTCTAATTTTCCTCCAACCCGTACAGATTTTTTTCCAGGTTAACACTCGGTTTAGAAACATCAAGCTGTAGAGATTTAAACCCCCTCCCCCTCCGTTCTTTCTTTTATCGGATTACCGAACGCCCCATCCTCTTTAGCGGTCTTTATGTCATGGCATTCTTTGCAGGAGGACTGCCAATCGCTTTCATCCCAGAACAATTCATAATCGCCGCGATGTGGCTCGATGTGGTCTACGAGCGTTGCCGCCCTGATGACCGGCGGTTTCTTCTTCAAGCAGATTTCACAGAGCGGATGCCTGGCCATGTATAGCTTGCTGGCTTTGTGCCAGCGGTAGTTGTAGCCGCGCTGCGTGCTACTGCCTCGCTCATGGTCATTCTCCCGCCGCGTCTGCTTGAGATGCTCCGGGCAATAGCCGCTTTTGTGTTCGGTGAGATGAGGGCAGCCGGGATGGCGGCATGGTCTCTGGGGTTTGTTCGGCATGATGATTATTCCTCAGGGAATAAGTGGTAGCGGGTGCTGGAGTCGAACCAACTCCCCCGGCTTATGGGGCCGGTGACTTAGCCGCTTGTCCTACCCGACATGTCCACCAAATGAAAAAGCCCCGGTCTTCCCGGGGCATATTATGTCACTCTAATGACAAATAGGTATTTTCCGTGGTCTATCACCTATTGTCCAAGGCATTAACTGAACATCAAATTTAGCATGAGTTCTACTATGGCACTTTCTACACAGGACCTGTAAATTGGTTATTCTGTTATTTAAAGGACAGTTATCTTTATGATGAATATGTAATTTCCTACCTCTTCTACCACATTCTTCGCATTTTCCTTCTGCTTTAGCTATTAATGCTCTACATACAAGAAGCCAGACATCTCGATAATTACCTTTTATGGAGAGGGGGTCTATTTCTTTGATTAATGATAGTGATAATGCCTCTAAAGACATTTTTCTATTCATACAATGAGATTTTAGAACATCAGAGCGTGTTTTGTCAAGTTTCGGTATGCAAACGCATATTCTCAGGCGTGAACGCGGCTTTTGCTTCGCCGCCACTGGCGGTAAGTCTGGCCGACGCGGCCTTTGTTTTTCTTTCGGCAGGTCTGGTACTCGGGACAGTCTATGCAGTGGAGCCATCGGGGGCATGACCCGCTGGCGATATAGCTGAAGGCGGAGCGGATGCGACGCTTTACGTCTTGCCTGTCCTTGTCGACCCGTGAGGCTATCGCGGTGATTATCTCGTCATAGGTATAGCCTCTCCAGTCATTGCAGTAGTAGCTCTCGAGGAGATAGCGGTCGAGGCCGGTGCGGGCGAGGCGGCGGTCAATCTCGGCGGCAACCTGGCAGGCGGCTTCATAATAGGCACGGGAGGTAATGCCGGTCCGCTTGCCTTCGATGTAACCTCCGGTGGGCTCCAAAGGGTAAGCGCCTTCAAGCATATAACGGAACCATGGGAGGATGAGCTCGAGGTCCTCGGCGTCATAGCGGACGGCGCCGGGGGCCACCCAGATTAACTCGCCTTTGTGATAGTGGCGGAGCATTAGTCCACCTTCTCTAACTTGAGTATTATGAAAGGATGTCTGACTCCAGCACTGAATCGCTCGGCTGCTGAGAGTGCCTTCTGAATTCTGCTCTCGGGCTCGATATCGCCAGTGACATACATGGCACCGAGAGCTATATCAGTTCCACACCCGCAGGCTGTATAAGGTGCCGTACTCTCGCCGACCTGAAAATCAGCATAAATGATAAATAGACGGCCTTCGATTCCAATAAGGAACGTACCGCCGGATTCTACCCCATGTTCTTTGCGTGCATAACCTCCTTTTTCAAGGCAGTTGCGAACAGCATCGATGAAATCAGTCACCATGTAGTCATAAAGCTCTTGGGCTTTCTTCCGAGGAGGTATATAAAGCCGGTAGCGTAGTAGCTGGCCCATCCGAAAAGATGTCGTAAAGCCCATGATGATGTTAGAACGGATAAATACCTTTTGGTCGGCGCGGATATCAAGTTGGAAAGACTGATTGGCACCGGCGCTGTCACCTCCCATGTAGATATCTCCATCTTGTACAAGTCCTACAATACAGGTCATTCTATCCTCCTTTGGTAGCGTGGCTTCCGGCGTATCTCATGGTCTATGGCGATGTCTTCCTCTTCCCGCCAGTCCGGGGCATCGATGTTGATTTCAGGCCCGGACGGGGCGAGATAACGCTTCTGCCTTATTGATTCGGCGACCTCCAGCTCGGGGGCATCGGGGTGATGCTTTTTCTGCCACCGGGCGAGCTCGTTGATGGCGGTGAGCCGCCTGGCCAGCGGGATGCGGTCGAGCAGGGGAAAGCCGTTTTGTTCTTTGTCCATTTCTTTGTCCAAATAAAGAAGGCGCACCGAGGGGGATTTCCCCAGGGATGCGCCTCCGTTTTTCGGTCAGCGTCCGGCTATTCTGCTGTCAGCCGAGTTTTACGCTTTTTTCTTCTCCTTTGAAGACGACCCTGGTCATCTGGCCGTCCTGGAAATATATCACACACGGAATACGACCGTGTTTCATATGCAGGGCGCGGATGGCGGCGATGAGGTCCGCCTCCGACTTGTTGAGCTTCATGGTGCCGGTCTTTTCAGGCATCGGGGTTTCTCCCTATTAATATCTTCAAATAGTCGAGGTAACTGCATCCATAATATTTCCAAACGAGTACAGGCAGAACAACAAATATGAGCAAGAAAACCCCCAATAATGCGCCGATTAATATATTCATCACTCCGCCTCCTCGATGGTTATTTCCATCTCCGGGGTGTAGTCCGGGTCGATTTTCATATCGCCATCATGCCAGCGCATATCCCGGTCGTTAACGCCGGTGACCGCCTCGATGGCGTCCAGGGTGCACTTGGAGAGGTTGGAGAGGTCCGGCGCGTGATTCAGGTCACTGAATATTCCGGAGCAGGTGACATTGAGGGGAAGTTGCCAGTCCTCGATATGATGGAGCTTGAGCTGCCAGCCGAGGGCGTCCATCCAGGCCTGCGCCTCCCCCCTGACGAATTCACTGCCATATCTGTTTCTTCCGCGGTAATGATTGACGGAGATGACCTCGCCCGGGTAAGGCATGGAGATAACGAGCTGCCGGGGCTTGGGTTTGAGCCTTTGAGCGGTTGTCATTGTTTTTTCTCCTTCACTGCCGGCTTCACAGGATATCTCCAGATGACCATAACATCATCTATATCATTTTTACATTCCTTTAACTGGCAAAGTCAAGCATTTATTTAACCAATTTGTTAACCTGAACAAGATTTAATATGCTGTCGATATAAACCCCGATATTGCTTACTAAATATGCTGCAGGAATATCCATGGTATCTGATATCCCGGTTATTTGTTTCCAGTCCTTGGGTTCCATGTCCATAAAGAAACTAATCGCCTTTATGATAAAAGCATTCTTGGTTAATCCATATCTAATAGCCTGTCTTTCGATATCCTCTGCGGAGAACTGAGATTCATTCGGTATTACTATTGAGAATATCTTACTCATAATTTTCATCGCTTTTTCTCCTTCCCTGCCGGCCCGGGAGCCAGCGGATGAAGGTAGGTGATGATTTTTTCCCCATCATCATCGAAGGTCTCTTTGAAAGGACCCTCCAGCTCCGAGGTATATTTTTCGAGATAATTCCTCGATGTCTGTATGCTGCACCTGGAGACTTTGGCGGCTTCCCGGAGCAGCTCACGTTTATCATAAGAACCATGCCTGTTCAGTTGCTGACGGACCCATCTTAACCAGATTCTCTCGAACCTTTTATGTGCCTTCATTTCGGGGCTGCCCGATTCGTAAGGTATCATATCCTTGAGGACATCCCCCCAGGTGGGCAGACCCGCTCTCTCTCTCTCTCTCTCTAATTGGTCACTGTACCCTCGTATGAGCTTTTTCTTCGCCTCAGAAGTTAATTGCTCCATTTTTTTGTTGTGAGAGTAGCAGCAGAGGTGAAGATTGCTCCAGGACCAGTTTGTCTCGTCGTTATCGGCGTGCTCGATGATGAGCTTTTTCCTCGGGGGCCCGCGCCTGACTCTATCTTCTATCCAGCAAATGAGGCACTGGTCGCCCTCGGCCCGGGCTATGGTCTCGTATCTTATTTTACGCTGCCGGTTAGTCTGAAGCTTCGGCATCAGGTCTTCTTTCCTTTATATATACGTAACTATACCTTCAAGACAGGTATTCGTATTCTTCATCGCCACAATTCGGGCATTTATCAACGTAAGTATCCCTTCATCTACAGTATTACTCTACTGTCTAGCCTTCATGCCAATATAAGGATGATTTTCAGTCTCCACCCACTCTTTGCAACGAGGGCACCATTTTTTAGTACCGCGAGCACTGACATAATTTTGAGGGTCATCGCACCACGCCAGGAATCTCTCTGCCTGTGTGAGCCCAGAGGGGTCTTCGCCTTGCTCATTCTCATATTTCAGACCAGCTTTGTGACACTTTGGGCAATAGTCTATTCGCATAAAATCACCTCCCGACAGTATACGGATACTGTCTATTTCTTACTGTATGTCAAGGGATAGTTACCCTTACCTTTATCAATGATGTTATCCCTTTTCATGCGATAAGTCCCGCAGTTGCCACATTTCACACTACGTAAGTATCCCTTCATCTACAGTATTCCTAATTCTTGTTGTCTACCCTTTTCAAACGGTCCCAAGGCGCCATCAACCCGGGCCCGGGCTATCTCAAAAGTATTTTTATCTATCTCAAAGCCAACGAAATTACGATTGAGAGACTTAGATACTTCCGCAAAAGTCCCGGCGCCAAGAAAATAATCTATAACCGTATCTCCTTCTTGGCTAAAGCAATCTATATAATAACGTGCGGTATTAGCTTCCTGCCCCCACATATGAAAACGTTTATCACCACCAGTCCCGTTATATTTGCCCAACACATTCGTTCTCGGGACCGCAGTAGAACCTTTAATCCGGTAGCAAAGTAGAGACTTATAGCCCGTTATTACTTTCCGTGGCCAAAGAATAGTCGTATTTCCTTTATGTATCAAAATAAAATCGTAAAAATATTCCAACTTACTTTCTAATCTTTTCATGGCTTCATTTTTCCAGTAAGCTCCTGAATAAGCAATGAGAAAGCCATTCGGTTTTAATACCCGGACCGCCTCCTGTGCTAGCCATTTATAAACCCATAGATATTTTTTTAGATAAGGCGGGTCTGTAAATATTAAATCCACAGATTGTGGCTTTATTATATTCTCGGATATGGCCCGAGCGTCACCATAAATTAGTTCTATCAATTTAATCTCCTACTGTATGTCAAGGGATAGTTACCTCACACTAATAGGGTTTTTCATCATGCCTTCACCAGATTGCCAAAGTTTTTTCGCTTCATCTATATTCACATTTACAACCTTCGGCTTAATAGGTAATTTACGCTCATCGTCAGCTTTTTCCGCTAGAATAAACCGCTGGCAACCACCTTCAGGATAAGGCATATAATGACAGACTAAACATTTACCTATTCCATTTTCATGATTCTGACGATAATCCCCACAGATACAAATATCCAAATTTTCGTTTTCACTCATCTTAGCCTCCTACCTGTTCTCAAGGGATAGTTACCTATATATAATAGGTCGTAACTATACCTTCAAGACAGGTATTCGTATTCTTCATCGCCACAATTCGGGCATTTATCAACGTAAGTATCCCTTCATCTACAGTATTACTCTACTGTGCAGTTAGCCTTATATTTCTCAAAAGGTAACCATCCTAACCAATTAAGCCGAGAATAATAACGCATAGTTGCAGCTAATTGTTTCTCGTTCCAATGCCTC